ATTAAATATAAAAGAATAACGAAATATAAATCATCTTCCATCTTACAGTCATCATTATACTGACTACATATTTTTATTTGATAACGTCCTTAGTTATTGTAATATGATCTTTATATATCTCAATCGAAATCAAAATCAAAATCTAATTGATCATTTGTCCCTACTTTTTTACATATCTCTAATAGATTCTCAACCATCTTGAAACCAGTTGATGTATCACTATTAACAATTATGAGATTTTTTAACATATTTGTTAAAAACCTTACTAGACCCAGTATCTTTTTATTTTCTATCTGATTTAGTTTATCTTTTTAATTTGTTAAATCTCTTAGAATAATTTTTATATTCATTTCTTGGTTACTTGAAATTTGAGCCTTTATTATACCATCTCTTTCTGTTGTAAAACCCCATTAATTTGTTAATATACGATTTATCTTTAAACCTTAATTAATAGTGGTTGATTTGGTTTAGAATATTTTATTTAATCTATTAATTATCTCATTCTGTTAATTAGCCAAATTCAATTTATTTTTATTCTTATCTTTATTTACCCTTTTATCTCTAGCCATTATGAATAAATGCTTCATTTTATCAAAGAATTTATTTATGTCAAACTCTTCCAACTTTTCATTTTCAGCCTCTAATGTCTTTTCTAATTTTAATTATAATTTTCTCTATATTTCTTATGGTAAATTGACAGCAGCCATATGTTAAATATTAATTATATCTTCTCTGTCTGGTTACTCTTCAACCAATCTCTGTTTATTTTATTCTTTATTGGCTACCTTCACTATTTTTGTTTTCTTCTTTTTGTTTTTAACGTTTGTTATTATTTTAGTATCATCATTTTCAGGCACTTATATTGTACTCATCAATTCATCCACTTTTTGTTCATCTATCTCTTTCAACATGACACCTCTGCAATTAATAAAATCATATTAATTGAGATTATTATTAACCTTTTATTCTATTACTTCACCTGTTAATTCATAATTGGATTAGATAAATAACTTTGGCTAAACAGTGCTTTTTTAAACCTAATCAACAGGAAATGGGATACCATATGATTATGTTGCATATATTTCAGTTGTATGATCAATTTCTGACAAACTATGTTAACTTTATAATTCAACACCAGTTTCATCATTAATAAGTTTAACATCATCTATTTAAATATTGAGATCATATTAATGTCTCATTGTATAGTTCATATAATCTACTTAACTTTCTGATTTACCTAAAATGTTAAATATCCAGAATAATCTTGATTATAAAATATGTGGGTTATCAGTATATAACGCAAGCCATTCAGTAATCTATTTACCTTTTTAAGTATGTAATCTCTCCATTAATAAATCTAATAACAGATCATCAAGCATATTCAAATTATTTAAATCTGAAATTTCTAATGAGTATATTAAATCCATAGCATCTGATGCCATTAATTCATTCAAAAATAAATGTATATTTTTTCTATAATCGATAGACATATTGTTTGGACACATTATAGCTTACTCTTTTTAGAAATTATTAACCCCTTATGGTATATTTATATTTTAAAGTTGAAATTTATCTTTGTAAATACGTTTTTTGTATTAATCAATGATTTCATCATTGCTTAGATTTTTAATATCAATTTAATTTTCTACCCAGAAGTCTTTTAAATCTTTAAAAGTTATTGTGTTTATTTCTATTCCTGCTTGTATCTTTTAAATAGGATTCATGATTCCATTATCTTTCTTTTTAAGGCTTTCTAATATATCTAAAGGTTTAACATTACTTCCATTCTCTGCTTATATTTCTAATATTTTTGAGAAATCTTTATCAGCTATAACATCATCTTAATTATACACTATTTTATCATCATTTATTATCATAAGGGAAATTTTAGAAATAAAATCAGCATTATCTGTATTTTTAAATATTATATTATTACTACTAGCTAATTACTTCTTTTGACTGAAATTTTAAATATGTTCTATATTTTATACCCTATCAGAGTCGACTATAGTATTTCCTATTAACTAGTTTTCATTGAATTTTAATGTCAAATTCCCTTAAACATCATTGTATATTTTATATTGAATATCACCTGTATTAAAGTCGTTGTAGTGTTAAGGTATTTTTTATGTTTAGGTTGATAAATGAGAGTGTTGAATTATACTCATAGTGTTCAGTTGACCTTTTGTTACTACTAATTAATTATCAGATAACTGGAAGTTATTAACATAATCCACTCGTATTTGATTAAGTATGATGTCCATGATTGATTAGTTCACTATTAAATCATTGAAATCATCATTATCCACATTTCCATTAACAGATAATAAAACATTATTTCTGATCTAAAAAATAAATTACTTTGATATAGATAGTTGCCATTATAATAAACCGTCGCCAACCCACTCATTATTAAATGATTATTGCTCATGTAGCCAGACCATAAATGTTGGATTAAATCTTTTAATATCATCAATGACTAAATTCTTTTACATGTGTTTAATTAAATCAAATTCAGTTTTAAGATATTTACGATCAACAGTTTCAACATTAAAACCTAAAACATCATCCAAAGATTTTATACAGTTAGCTAAATGCAATATAGGTGCCAAGCTCTAAATCTGGTCCATAATATTGGTTGGATTTAAAATATATTGAAATTAGTTAATCTGTGACTGATTTAGACTACAATTAAAACTCACCAGATTTGTACGACTGTTTTATTCCAACAATTTAAGTAGATCATCTATTTGTGTCACTTATTTATTATTAGTATCCCTTTTACTTTAAAAATAGAATGTCTTATATTTTTTGTCAGTCATATGATTTATATACCTTAGGAGCCTATTTTTATTTTTATTTAATATTCTAGGATCATCCTTTTAAGTTTTAATGATTTATTCTAATTCATCATTATTTTAATTATGAACACCAGTTATAAAGTTTAATTCAGGGTTTAAATATATGAAGACAGCAGTTTGTGGGTTTGTTTTTGTACTAAAGGGGATATGATTGTTCTATATTTCCAATATACAAGGTTTTATAGTGTTCTACATATGTAATGTGTGTACATTTTTCATTTTAATTTAATCAAATATCTCCATTTATTTTAAGGCATCATTGTAAACTAACTCTTAGAATTTGAACTCTTAGTTATGTATTTCATTAATTTTGAAAATATGATCACCAACACAAATACAATTTTCATTTAAATTAATGGCATATTGACTATTTTAAATATCTCTCAAATCTACATTAGCACCATTATTGTATACAGTTTATTTCCTATAAATTTAACCTTATTTTAAACAAAGAGATTTAGACATTTAGTTCATTGAATTGATAAATGATCTTTAATTCCATAACCTTTTTTATTTCAATAACTGAACTTAAGTGTGTTTAATAGGCAACTCAGAAACGTCCATTATATTTTCAGGAATTTGAAGATTATTTAATCTTTCTTTAAGAGTCATTATATCATTCTGTTACATACATCTATTGTTTGCCAATTAATAAGGTATATTATTAGTCTCATCATTTTCAAACAGGGTGAAATTTAACACTATTTATTATAACAGCTTATCTTTATTTTATTTTAATAATCTAATGATGTCTGCCTTAGTACCTTACAATAAATCCATTAATGGATGATTAATATTTATACCACCACACTGTATAATATGGTTGTTAGGTTTATAATTATAGAAATCATAGAGAGACAATTGTGTATAACATTTTTTGATAAAAGCCTCACTAAATGTACAACCTTTATCTGTCATTTCAATACTTTTTGATACAGAAGTTGTTAAATCTTGAAATAGACCTTGACCCGATATTTCGTTTTCTAGATTTGATATAAATTTCGGGTTTAAAGGCATCAGTTTACCACCAATTTATAATATAGATAATATCTCCCGTTAATTACTTGAGTAACAAACTTTTTTAGTGGACAAAGTATGATTGAATAATTTAGATACTATTTCTTATGATAGAATTAGATTTAAATGTATTCGTTCAGGCTCACTAAATAGTTTACTTATTTTAACTAAGCCACCTGCATCATCTGAATGAACAAATATATCTACTGTTAAATTTTATGTTATAGACATTATGTCTTTAAGAATATCTTTTTAAACAAGTATCTGTCCAGCATGTAATAAAGATGATGTTTAATTTAAAATACCCTGGAAGAAAGCATATTCAGAATTATAAAAATTACCAAAATCATCTTCTTTTAAAACATTTTTCTCTTTTAAATTTTTAATTAATAAACCTCTACCTTTCTCTGAGTCTTATGATTGTTACATTTTATTTACACCATTGGACACTTAACATCTTTTTGAAGGCCATTTTGACAGCAACCATATGGATTAATTTATAAAATCTGAAGGTAATACAGATGCCATACCAAGTAACATTTAAATATATTTGTTAGTGTTACATGAAGCTGACCATTTAGAATTATCTATAGTCCATTATTAATGATATTAATCTTTATCCTGTGCTGACATAAATAATGAATGAATTTTATTGGGTCTCTTATTACTAGGTATTGATATTAATTCATGGTCTATAAGTTTGCATATTTTACCCATCATTTTTTCAAGAGGTTGTTGTAAAAGTTTAGTTTCAAATTCCATAACTTATATTTCACGTCCACCCGCTCTCTGATCTTTATCTACTATATGGAATATAAGATTAGGATCTTGCTCAGTTAATAAAGGAAGCTTATTTATAAATTTAATATCAATATCATTAAATTTCTGGTTAGCTTTTGATTTATTTATTACAGCTAAATCTATCAGTTCATTAATATCAAATTTATTGTCTTCAAATTAATCTAATAATTCAGATGTCATGACCTAGTGACCTTTCTTACCAAAGAAACTTTCTTTATTCAATTTATACCTGATTCCTGAAGAATTTGCAGTTTCAACTATTGATAAATTTTTAATTTTATTCCAGTCATTTTATAATGTACTCACTGATTTTAAATTTCTAATATAGCAACTTAATAATTATCCAGAATAATAGCAAGTTTTAGATGAAAATGATTAAATATTGTCTTATAATTTATTATTTTTATATTATTTTGAGATATCTAATTGTTCAAGAAGATTGTATGATTCATTCTTAAATAATTCAGTCTTGTCTAACCACTTTTTGTGCTCTTCCATTAATTTATAAAAGTTGTTAAATTGTTCATTCTTCTGGTCAACAGGGCAACGAGTCATTAATTAGGTTGATTATATGGTGTTTGTAAAACTATATAAAGTACTACAATCTGTATTTGTTATAGGATTATATATTTTTGCCTTAGACTGTTCATAAGAATTTAAATTCACTGATTGGAGTCTATCATATTATTTTAATTAATTGTCTCTAAGATTCTTTAGTAATAATTATTGAAGATGATCTTTAGGTTTGAAAAATATTTTCTCTATAATACCGGTTAAATCACTCTATTCACTAAGACAATTGACTAAAATCTATCTGAGATTATGGAAGCCTTCTTCAGTTTTCCTTCTATTATTCAACAATAATATTACATTTAACATTATATTTTTACCTTCTAAATCCCATATTTTTTGTATTTCATCAGTAGTCAATTGTTTTGTCAAACTTTATTTTTCAATAGTACAAGTTGTTTAATTCAAAAACTGATATACTATAGATATACTCTTCCTGATCTATTTTTCATTTAATATAATCCAATCAGTTTCCATAGTATCTTCATATTTTGTTTAAAATCCTCTTCTGTTGTTGTTTATAAAATTAAATATTCTTGTATTTTAAGGCATTATCAGTTTAAATTTTCTACTATTATTGCATTTGGACATAGGCATTCCACCGATTACTAACAATTTAACATTCAAAGCCATATTATCAACAGCAACAACATTCTTAGGATAGTTGATAGATGATTAATAACCTAAAGTTTAAGTTAAACGTGATATAAAATCCAATATTTATATTATTCTCTTCTTTTTCATAAAATGGAAAACATTATACATTAATGATATGCAATCTCTCTTTAATTCTTTGAATAACATTGCATCTTCTGTGGATTCTTCAGCTTTTTTCAAAAAATCTATTTAATTTTCTTAACTTTACCTTATTTCAGTTTTACAATTTACCTCTTCATTCAATTATTTAAACAACCACTCTTAATCATAATCTGTATCTTAACATTCATGAATAACTTTCTCTTTTTCAAGTATATCCTCTGTCAATTTAGTTAATTTTCCATCTAATTTTATAAATGTATTATTTTTGTTAGAATCTAAATTTTCTTTTAAAGCACCATTTATTTCCTTCTTTTTCTCAATTTACTCTTCCAGTTTATTGATTTAGTCTGGGTTATTATTTTGTCTATAGAGCAATTTTTTTGGTATATTTCTCCTTTTAATACTATTTAATAATTTTGAAGATCTTTTATTTTTATATAATGATAACCTCTCGATATAATCTTGATTATCTTTTATCCATATAATAGATAGGTCTCTAGTTATAATTTTCAAATCATCATTTAAATCTTTTATTAAAATATTAGGTCCATATCTTTTCTTTTAAGTGTTATTCGGTAGGTTATCAAATATTTATTTTGTTATCAAATCTATACCGAATTATTTGAAAGAGAAATTATCTTGTTACTCTAGATCTGTTATTTCGGGAAATGGTATCATAAATGGTCTTGATGATTTTGGTGTTGACTGTCCTTTTAATTATGCTGACATAGAACTTATAGAATCTTTAATTAACTCTTGTGATAATTTCTATTTTTTAATTTTACTTTCATAATCATTCTTTTACTCTAATTATTCTTTAATAACATCATCTCTTAAAGATTTTATATCATGTGATTGTGGGAAGAAATTTACAAAGTCATAATTACTTTTGGTTATTATTTCTGTATGTTAATTTGGGCTTTCAAATTCAAAATTGATATCTTGTAACTCATGCTTAACTATTTAATTTGAAGAATCTGAACCATATTAATCATCAACAAAGGATAAAAGATCACTGTTAGTTTAATTTCTTAATGTGTCTAATTGAAATTTAGGTCTGTTTCCTTCCATATATTCATAATATGTTAAAGAGAACCCTTGTTTTTTCTTATTCTTAAGTACTTTAAATCTTTAATATACATTTGAACTCAGTTATCTATTTTTAATATAAGAATTAATTAAATTTCTAATATTTGCTGCTATTTATATAGGTAAAGGCTTATAATAATTATTATCTATTATTGGATCATGAACTGGTGACAGCCATTCATTTTCATGTAAAATTACATTTTTTATATCTATCACCTTCTGTATAGCCTTACCCGAGAGTAATTGTTCATTATTATCTATAAAAAGGAATGGACTTAGTTTTTGGGTATCTGAAGCTAATTTTTTAAATAAAGTGAATAAATTTGTGTTTTAATCTATAATGGATGCATTATTAAATAATTTGTTAGTTTCAATGTCATATTAGATACCATATTATCTACATTTTTTCTCTTTATACTCTGTAATAACAGCTGACTATTTATCTAAATTTAACCCTTTTCTCCAAATAGCCACATTATGTTTTTTGACTACTGAAAATTCATATATATCTTATGTGTCTGTTTCTTAATTATAATATATATAATCTGGAGTTAAATTAATATCATCAATCTGAACATCTGTTGATAATGTATCAATGTTGATATCAATATAATTTTTAATGTATATTTAACTGAACAGATTATGCCTGATCTTAAAAAGACAATCAATAGCTGTACTAAAAAGGATGTTTTATTTAGGTGATAACAAATCCTCTTTGTAAGATTAGATATAATTTGTATAATCTATGAACAATTTTACATTTATTTCATCTTGAATAGATTCTTTATAATTTTATTATTAATAATGAATCAAAGAAAATATTAAAACACTATTATAATCAGAAGTTTGTGAAGGATAAAACATATTTAAATCCTTATATTAGAGATTATGTTTTTTAAATCTTTATTCTTTCTAATGTTTTTTGGAATTTACGATATAATGAACAAAAAAGGATGATTACCTATCAAACTTAAAAGGTATATCTTTTTGTATTTTGTTACTTAAATTAGGTTATAAATCTAAATTTATATATTAATATATTTAATTAAACTCAGGTTTTAATTTTTCAACATCATTTTCTATTATATTCAAATACTCATTAATCAATTCATTGATTATGTTTTTC